GCAGATAGATAATGGTGTTAAAGTTTCAACAACTATAAATGAATACGGAAAAGAAGATAGATCAAGTAGTTTAATTTTTTCAGGATTATATAATACTACATCGGGTGTCAATGATCTTAATGAATTTAACATGGGTGAAAAAATAATAAAAGATTTAAACCCTGAATATGGTACTGTACAAGCATTAAAAACTAGAGATACTGATGTTGTAGCATTTTGCGAAGACAGAGTATTAAAAGTACAAGCTAATAAAGAAGCTGTATTTATGGCGGATAACGATCCTAATATAGTGGCGACTGATAGGGTATTAGGCACAGTCTCTACATTTAAAGGTGATTATGGTATATCAAGAAGTCCAGAATCTTTAGCATCCGATCAATATAGATTATATTTTACTGATTCACAAAGAGGTGCTGTATTAAGATTATCAATGGATGGTTTAACTCCGATATCAAATGTTGGTATGAGAAATTGGTTTAAAGATAATATTATGGGTGCCACTGGTTATGGTATAAAATTACTTGGTACTTTTGATAAAGTTAATGGTGAATATAATTTAAGTATTAATAATAATAAAACTATATCATTCAACGAGGGTTCTAAAGGTTGGGTAAGTTTTAAATCGTTTGTTCCAGATCAAGGTTTATCCGTTATGGGTAAATATTTCACAACCAAAAACGGTACTATATACGAACATTATAAAGATACGTTTGACGATGATGGTGAGGTAAATAATAGAAACTTATTTTACGGAGCAGAAGAATTAGCTCCTTCAGCTGAATCAACATTAACAATAATGTTTAATGATGTACCTGGTCAAGTTAAATCTTTTAAAGCAATGAACTACGAGGGTTCGCAAGCAAGGATAGATCAATTCACATCATGGACTGTAAATAATGCTAGTTATACAGACGGTGAATATTACAATTTAATTGGTAAGAAAGGTTGGTGGGTTCAGGATATACAAACTGACTTACAAAATGGTAATATAACTTGGTTTGTTGATAAAGAAAATAAATGGTTTAATAGGATAACTGGTACGCAAACTACTTTAGCTAACTTAGATACAAGTGAGTTTACGGTGCAAGGTATAGGAAAACCCACTTTAGTTGTATTACCACCACCACCACCTACACCAAATGTATTTAAAATTGAAGTTAACATAGATAATGATTAATTATGGCTAGTTTAATAAATTGTCAAGAGGTTGAAGTTTACTCAGCGGAAGAGTTTCCTGGGGACACTCCATATGGAGCAGAGTTGTTAGAGATACAAACTCCGCCAAGCGGATATCTTTCTACTAATCTTGGTGGTGCTACTGGGAACCCGGGTATTAAATACTTAGTAATAAAACCATTACCAGGTTATAAAATTGATAGAAGTATGATAACTATTTCTACATCAAGTGGCCTTCTTTCGCCACTAATTTCTGGTGACACAATAATGGGTCAAAATACAACATATCCTAATGGTAAAGATGAATACTGGTTTCCACCCGACGAGTTATCTGATATGATAATTGTTTTAGCTTATGATTCTTTAGGTACGGATTGGTCAAATTGTGATAATAATGTTATAATTCAATTTTTTGTACACCCTGCATTTGAAATGCCAAACAGTGATTACATTGTTTCAGTAGATTTAGGTGGAACAGCTGTAGAGTGTTTTGTAACACCTCCTGGTCCTGATCCTGTCCCTGATGATCCTAATCCTGAACCACCAAATATTGCAGCATTTAAAATGACGACGGATTTTATTTGTACAACGGCCAGCGACTCTTTTCCTGGCCAGTTGTTTAGAGCTTTTCATTTTAATGATTGGGATGCGCAGTATGCTTTAACCAACCAATCTTCTTTATGGATATATGATACAAATACTCAAGAACCTATAGTGCAAGATGCAATCTGTAATCCTTGCGGGTGTCTACCGGATGAGTGGTACGAAGCAGACCCATGCGTTGGGCAATTACAACCTACTTGTTTTAGTCGCGCTAGAACTGTTTACTCTCAAAACCAAAGTCTTCTTGATCCACCCGCTGAAGGTACTAATGTTTTTCCAAGTGTAGAGTCTATGTTTTTATTTAGTGACGGTTCTGTAGGCCCAGTTACGTTCTGGGCGGACGCGGCTGTTCCCGATCAAAATACTAGTGAGTTATCCAGTATAGTTGGTGGTGGTACTAGTGAGTGGCTACTTTGTGGAAAAAAAATTATTAGGAAAATATGGGATAATACAATTAATGATCCTAGTGATTATAATTTTTCATATACTGATTATCCAACAATATCTCCAAGTTCTGAAACAGGGGCCCCTTTACCACTTAGTGAAACAATTATAATAAAAGTTCCTACAAATCAAAGTTTACCAGCAACGTCAGATTTTGTAGATGTTTGGGGCGCTTTAACCATAGTTCATAGAGAAGGAGGTGAGAGCATGTCAAGTATGGGTGACATCACAAGTGTTAGTATTGCAAGTTCAGCGGATACTGTAGATTTATCAACCAAAACATATTATCAATATACAGCGGTAGATAATCAATGTCACGTTGATTTATCAGGTATACAATTAGAACAAGGTGAGGACGACAGCACTGTTAAAATCACGATCCCTTATAACACAAATATTTCTTTAACAAGAACACAAAACATGACGACTGTCGATGCTCAAGGTTCATGGGCGGAACAGTATGAGACTAGAATATTTTATAACATTTATCCAATTTCATAAATTATGTTAAATAAAACAACAAATCTTTATTTAAAAGTTATAGCTAAAACTAAGAATAATACTACTTACAGTATTACTGGTATAGCTGTGCCTCAGAAATTTAAAACTAAAGATGTTGCAAATAATTTTGGTAATACAACTGTAACAGATGGTTATATTACTATAAATAACACAACATCAACATCTTTATCTAGAGCGGGTGCTGGTACAATCAATGAAGTTACTACTTACTCTCTTTCAAGTATAATGCCTTTTAACAAGGCGTTAAAAATTGCTTTAGTAGCATTAAGTCCGTCAACTGGTTACAGTTTATTAAAAAAACCTAAACCAGTGTTGAGAAAGAGAATAAATGGTTTAAAAGTTTTTCTTGAAGAAACTTCTACGGCTAACGTTTATAATTTAATGTGTAAAACAGATAGAGCTATACGTAAATCTGAAGATGTTACTATCGATTTAGATTTTTTAATATACAAACCAACAACCGTGTTATCTGGTGATGTTATAAAAAAAGTATCCGTGGGAGCTTTAAATATACCAACGTATGGATGTAAAAAAGAGATAAAAATATATGGGACTCCTAATACTCCTTTTGAATTAAGCATATTAGATAGTAATGATAAAAATATAATAAGTTCAGCTAACAGTACTGCCGTGTTACCGTCAGGTGTTACAGATGTTATGTCTAGCACACTTAATAGAAGAGGATATTATAAACATTTTCAAAAATTTCCAGCTACCCCAGCTATACTAGCAACAGCTGTTAACGTTGGTGGTGGTGCTACTAATGTAAGTCAAGTTACTTTTGATAGCTTAAGTGGCGTTTTAGTTGGGGATGAAATAATATTCTCAGACACTAGAGAACACAGGGCTAATAATGGAGAGGTGATAAAAGTGTTATCGATAGATAGTACTTACGTGTGCACACTTTCAAAGAGGGTGACATTAGCGGATAATAAAAAGGTATTATTTAGAAGAGCAGTTAGCTATAAAGTTAATGTAGAAACTACTGGTACAAAAGATAGTAATATAAATAGCGTATATCCTACTCATACTATAACACAGAATTTAGGGGCTGTTATAACATTTAACGCTACTACTTCTGTTGGAGCAATAACTATAAACGGCGGAGCTGGTGGTGCGACGTATACTAGGGGTTACGGTAACAAGTCTAAAAATATAGGAGGTACAAGAAAAATTAGGTTAGTATACACATTGGGAGGGAAAACGCTTACTGAAGTGTCTAATCACCCAGTTATTTCTGATTTCGTAAAAGCTAGTGGTGATAGTAGTGTAAATGGTGTTGTAACAAGTAGTGGTAGCGGAACAACAAGTTATAAAATAATAGCAGATTTAGATTTATCATTTGTTAATGATACAATATTTAATATTAACGTAGATAATATAGTAACATAATATGGCAGCAATAGATTTAACATTTAATTCACCGATAAACATTTCTTGCAAAGTAGGGGATGTGGCTTACTTTGTAAATACTAATTCATTAGCTGAATTTACAGTAGCAGGCCAAACAAACTTAATAGGTACAATAAATTCTATAACAATAGGTTCTACAACAACTACTTTAAATATAGAGATGGAAGGAGAACTTGCTGCATATGTCACAACAAATGATTTTATATTTTTTAGTAAAAATAATTTAGTGGAAATAGGCTCTATTGTTGGATATTATGCTAAAGCAAAATTTAGAAACAATTCTACAAAACGAGCTGAGTTACACGAATCTGCGTGTGAAATAGAAGAAAGCAGTAAATAGTGTAAATAAATAGCAATAAATGTAATTATAATATAGTAAATTATTAAATATGAACAATAATAGTCCTTTAAGAAACAATCCTAATTTCAATTGGCAAATACCTGATTGGATGCAGACTGCAGCGCAAAATTCTAATCAGCAACAGGCTGGTAATAATTTCAATTGGCAAATACCAATGGTAGATCCTAATGCTAGTCAGCAACAGATGATTGGTCCACAGCAACAGCCAGCTAGTACCGGTGGTTCTTTTATGGATAAGATGAAGAACTTTAATTGGAATGTACCCGGTGGTGGTGATGCTGCTGCTAAAGGTGGTAGTGGTCTTTTAGGCGGATTATCTGGTTTTATGGAACATGCTGCAACACCTTTAGGTATAGGTATGTCTTTAGCTAGTAGTGTTATAGGTTTTAGGAAAGCTAGGAAAGCTGAAAGAAAAGCTGAGAAGAAAGCTAAAGCATCTGAAAGAGAAAGACAAAGGCAAGAAGAAGCTTTTAGAAATTTAGATACTAGCAATCCATATATGAATATGGAAAACACAATGGAGGACTTAACTATAAATCAAAAACAAGCGCAGTTCCAAAAAGATCAATTCCAACAGAGTCAAGCTAATATACTAGATTCTTTAAAAGGTGCTGCTGGTGGTAGTGGTGTAGCAGCATTAGCGCAACAAATGGCTCAATCAGGACAGTTAGCGTCACAACAAGCTTCCGCGGATATTGGTACACAAGAAGCTGCGAATCAAAGAGCTGAAAGACAAATGGCTGGTCAAATACAAGGCATGGAAAGAGAGGGTGACGTTTGGTCTAGAGGTCAAAAGAAAGAACAAACAGAGACGTTATTTGGTATGGCGCAGCAAAAAGCAGCAGCAGATCAAACAGCGGTTGCACAAGCTAAGCAAGCTAAAATGGATGCAATAACAGGTGGTATAACAGGTGCAGTAGATATGTTCGCTGGATTTGGACAATAAATAAAATAATATGGCAGAAGAAGTAACTCAAGAAAAAGCAGCAACAGGGAACATGTTAGTTCACGGCGCTGGTCAAGTGGCAAGAGCAAAGACTAAAGCTAAGTCTGGTGACTTAATGGCATCTAAGGCTGCTACTAAAGTAGCTAAACACATATCTGATGGTATGAAAGTTACCATACAGAGAAGGAATAAAGAGTTTAATGATATAATGAAGACGCAGTTAAGCAAAGAGGGTTTAACTGATGAAGAGTACAATGAGATGTACAAGAAATTAAAAAGAAGAAGAGGGGCTTATGTATATCTTAATAAGAAACAGAGAATGGATTTTGAAAGAGAGACATTAGAGGAAGCAGAGGATTTTAAAAAGAATGAAGCTGATAGAGAAGAGATAGCAGATATAGTGACAGACGAGAATAATGAAATAGATCCTAATAATATTGATAACGATACTGTTGAAGATATTGTAACTGGAAAACTAGAGCCAACAAAAGACGAAAATGGTAGAGTTGGTTACTCTTTAAACAGTGCTGCTTTAGAAGAGTTTGTTTTAGAAGATGAAGAGGGTAACCCTAAATTAGCAAGTTATAAAGAAGCTTGGGGTGATGATAGGTTTACAGTTTCAGAAGATGGTAAAACTAAAACAGATAAATTTGGTAATTCATATAGTAATGATGAAGAAGGGTATGCTGAGTTTCAAAGAAACTCTAAGTTGTACTGGATAAGGGAGGCGAGGAAGAGTGGTGAAAAAGTTTTGCATATTGATTCTCAAACTGGTAAAAGAGAATATCTAGATCCTGACGAAGCTGAAGCTTTGATGAAAGATGAAAAAAAGTTTGTCACAATGGACGAGATAAAAGATCATGTTAAAAATAGTGCTAAAGATAATCAAACATCTCAAAATTTAAGTACTAGCTTTATGAGTTATGGTGAGAACGCTAAAAACTTAAAACAAGGTGACGATATAAAATTTGACTTTAATAAAGCTAAAGATCATTATTCAAAAATGGTTAACTCAAATAAAGACCCTATTGCTCTAGCGTCACAAAACGTAGTAGGTGATACTTCGTTTAAGCAAGATTTAACTGAGAAACTACAAACGATGGATTATAAGCAATTGGGCTTGTCTGAAGACATGGTTAAAAAACTAGATCCAACACCCGGTGACGGTAAAGTAACGCAAGCAGATGCTAATTCTATTACTAAAAAAATAATGCAAAACGATAAAATGCTTAAAGGTATGCTTACAAATTACTTTACTTTGTATGCAGCTAGAGAACATAAGAATAATGTACCATCAAACCTGAAGCAAAACCAACAAAACATCCCAACCGTTACCAACAATGATCTTGAATTAGGATCAGTAAACGATAGCGGAGTATGGGTTGATCCAAACAAGTAAATATTAACACGGGTAACTAACGAAACAGTATGATAGAATTTATATTAAATGGCAAGTCCATTAAAGTAGCGACAGAAGACGTGGATGCCTTCTTAAAAGGAAATCCAGATGCTAGGCCTAAAGATCCTAGAGAGTTTGATGTTGATGAATATGATTTAAAAAAGAAAATCAAAGAGCGTCAAGAAGAACAGCAACAAATAAACCTGGAATCGCCGGGAAAGTCACAAGAGGCGGG